TTCCTTAATCATCTCATCCGTAGGGTGTTCAGGTAAATCAGCAGGTTTACCATCATCCAAATCTAAGCTCATGATGTGTGTGTCTTTTTGCTTGCCGTAGGGGATATAGCCTAAGGTACGGCAGTGTTTGATGATAGACAATACCTCTTTGTTGATACGCCATGCTGTTGCTTGGATGCTGTTTACTGCTTTATAGACATCAGGAATATCTAATTGATGCAGGCGTGCTTCATAGGTCTTTCTGAAAGCATTGTGCCCATATTTTAAGCGCAGGAATGTTGAAAAAGCTGCAAGGTCTCCATAGTAGCCTCCTTCATCATAAGACACCCACTCTTTGGGAGGGACAACCATAGGACAGCTCTTGTGGGCAAGCGCAAGCATGTTGTCTTCGTTACGTTTCCATGCATCAATAAATTCAGGGGTGGGGACAAGGTATGTAGGTGTGTGCATATCAGAATCACGATACCAATATCCTGTTGTGTCTTCTGTCAATGTCAGCAGGGCACAGCCTAAGTTGATAAGTGCTTCATTGTCACCTTGTTCCCATGTAGGCATGGTGTAACCACAGTTTTTAACAGCCTTCTTCATGTATACATAGCGATAATGCATACCGATGCGCTTGTCGATACCTGCAAGTGCCTTTCTGTTTTTGTCTTCTTTAGGTAAGGTCTTCAACCAATTATCAAAGCATTGTGTCTGATATTCAAACATCAGATTTACACCGATACGAGCACCTATATCATTAAAGAACGCCATGCCTTTGCTGCCGTTGGTTGTCAAAGCATTGATAAGGCAGGAGAGGGTGACAGAGGAGCAGATATTGGCAATAGTATCAATATCCACATCATCATCAGCAGTAACAAATTCACGTTTCAAATCATCCAGCAGGAAGATAAAGTTTTGTTTGACACCAGCTTTAGGCTTCATGTTTTTAATGAGCCATTCTTCCATGGTTTTCTTGACAACCATTGCTTTATGTCTGAAGAACGCTTGTCCGATAGGCAAAGCCGTATCAACCATCTCTTTTTCTTTAGCTTCATAGAGAGTAGACAAAGCTGCTTCGTAACCATCCTGTCTGTAAGATGATTCTAAATTCAATTCTTCTTGCATCAGTTCTTCGTTTGTCATTATAAATACCTCCTAGTTATAATGGGTCTTCTTTCATTTACGTGTACCCATTGGCACTTGCTTGGGTGTTTTTGTCTTTGGTAACCTTTGGCTTGCCTTGCTTGTCTTAAAGCAACCTTGCTTGCCTTGTCAGCTGGGGTTGCCCCTGCATCCTCGTTTCGTTTCGCTCCGTGCGCTCCAAAAAACAACACGTTTCGTTCCGCTCAGGTGACCTTCGGTAACCACGAACATCGTTTCGTTCCGTTTGGTTGAGGGGCGGAAAAAGGGTGCAAAAAATTAGAGGTACAGTTTTGTCCGTACCTCTGTTCAGTTTTTAGTTAGTCAAGTTTGAATTTTTCCAGCAGTTCCGGCACTGTTAATCCCAGCTTATTCGCTGCATGTGCTTGTGTGATACGCAGTGCCCCGGTAGTTTGGCGTCCGTCATAGTAGATAATATAAGAAAAATGTCCACTAGGGGCACGATGTACGGCAAGCTGCATATGAGCGTCTACAGTGACGAAAAATGTCTTGCCTTGCTTTTTATGCTCTCCCATTACTCTTGCACCTCCTGCACCTCCAATGTCACCTCTTGACACGTTGGGCAATGCTCCAGCCAGTCAAGGTCTACCCCTGCGTTGAAGTTGTCACAGTCATCTACTAGCCAGTCAATGTCTGCTTGTGTCTCAGGTTGCCACGTTGCCAACACGTCCCCTGCAATGTCGGGTGACCAATTATAGCCGTCCCATGTGCGCAGGGTAACTGTTAGGTGTGTGTTGTCTTTTAAGGTTACATCCATGTGTAACATCTCCTATAGTATTATTAAAGCTTTAAAAGCTTTATAAGGCACGCAGGATAATTGCTCCCCTGTATGCCCTAAAAGCTCTTAATCAAAAGGGGATAGGCTCAAAAATATCTAAAGCTGCTTCTAACCCCATTACCTTGCCTTGCTGGCGGTATATCTCTGTTTTTAGTGCTCTTGCCATCCGGGTACGTTGCTTTTTACCCTTGACATACTTGTCAGCATATACGGCTTGCATCGCTTGCAGATGTTGCTGTTGTTGCTCCAGCTCAAATTTTAACCAATCAAGGGGCGTGGTATTTTTGTCAACTACTAGCATTATTTAAGCCCCCCATGTATCCAATGTGTGCTCCCAATCAATACTGAAAAACAAGACAAAAAGCAAGGCTGCTATGCATCTAGCTATCTCTTTTAGCACCTGATTAGTATGTTTAGATACTAAAAGGCATTCAATTAAATAAACTAAACATTTTTTCATTTTTCTTTTATACCTCCTAAACTTATAGTTTTAAGAAGTTATATAAATAACTCTTAATGAGATACACAGACAATTACTGTCTGTGCATCCGATAAAAGCTATTTATTTGTTAAAGTAAAAGGGAGCAGTACCTGCACAGCAACTATAATGCTTTAAGTCCTCTTCAT